TCTGTAATAACAATTAACTCTGGTCCTACATTTACAATACATCTTTTACCTATAGGTCTTGCTATTTTAAATACACCTACTAAAGACCATTTAGTAGCATCACTTGGGTCAGTTCCTTGATACACAGCTACTTCACCTTCTGATGTTATAAACGCTATGTAGTCATCTGAACCAGAACCACCATCTCTAGTTAAGCTACCAGCTGCTACTAATTTACCACCAAAGTTAAATACACTTCCTAATGCAAATGTAGATACTGTTCCTGCTACTGAGTTAATAGGCAAATATGCAAAACTTAAACTATCATTTACTATAAAGAATAATCGTTCTTTAAATACTGTTACATTGTTTATGGTAGAACCTGTTATACTATTTAAAGTAGGGGTTGCCCAAGCACTACCATTATAATGTCTTGGAGCATCAGCACCATTTACTATAAATAGAAATGAACCTCCTGATGTAGTAAAATTAACGTGTTGAAATTTCACATTAGATAAACTGGTTACTACAGCACCTCCTACACTACCA